CTTGGGTTTTGCGCCAGAGGCGTATGAGCGCAGGTATGTGTCTGAAGTCAATGGCGCATTGAACGGGTACTTTAGAAAGCTCATCAGCACGCTTGCTGCGCTATTCGGCATCAGGGGTGGCAAGTTCTTGAACAACCCCCACGGGGCTTTTCACGACTCAACCGACCAGGTGGCGGCAAGCACTACTGTTGCGACTGCCGTGACATTTGATGCGACAGACATTTCTAACGGGGTCACGCTGTCAAATAGCTCAAGGCTCAATGTTGCAGACTCTGGTGTTTTTAACATCCAGTTTTCAATTCAACTTAAAAACACCACAAACGACAGCCACGATGTGGACATCTGGTTTCGCAAGAATGGCACAAACGTAGACAACTCAAACAGCCGGTATCACCCACCCGCAAGAAAAAGCACAGGCGACCCAAGCCACATGATTGCGGCCTTGAATTTCTTTATTGAATTGGATGCAGGTGACTATGTTGAAATCGTGTACAAAGTTGACAATGTGAATGTGACCCTAGAGCATTTTGCGGCCAGTTCTACCCCGACACGGCCAGCAGTCCCATCAGCCATTGCCACTGTGTCTTTTGTCTCAAACCTACCGACAATCTGATTATGTTTATACCCATCAAACTACCTCCAGGCGTCTACCGCAACGGGACTGAATACCAATCCGCTGGCCGGTGGCACGATGCCAACCTTGTGCGCTGGTACGAAAAAACTATCCGGCCTGTCAACGGATGGAGGGCGAAGTCGGCGTCTACTGTGACCGGCGCTTGCAGGGCAATCATCACCTGGCGCGATGACGATAGTGATTCGTACATTGGCCTTGGCACTCACTCCAAGCTGTTTGTCATGGATGTTTTGGGCGTCTTAAAAGATGTTACCCCCACTGGATTTACAACTGGCTTTATTGACTCCACATCCACCACCGGCTACGGCAAAAACCTTTATGGCAGTTTTGCCTACGGCGTGCCACGGCCCGACACAGGAACGGCCAATGTGGCCACGACTTGGAGCCTTGACACTTGGGGTGAATACTTGGTGGGTTGCTCAGACTTTGATGGCAAGATTTACGAGTGGACTTTGGGTTTTGTAACGCCGACACTGGCGGCTGTAATCACCAACGCACCCACCGGCAACAAGGCTATTCTTGTGACCGCCGAGCGTTTCCTGTTTGCCCTTGGCGCCGGTGGAAACCCTCGCAAAGTCCAGTGGTGTGACCAAGAAGACAATACCCTCTGGACTCCGGCAACAGACAACCAGGCCGGTGACTATGAACTGACCACCTCTGGCAGCCTGATGGCCGGCAAGCGGGTCAAGGGCATCAACCTGCTGTTTACAGATGTTGATGTGCATACAGCGCAATATGTGGGTGCGCCATTTGTCTACGGCTTTGAGAAGGCCGGCTCTGGGTGCGGCTTGATTTCTGCCCAAGCTGTGGCGGCCATTGATACAGCAGCCATCTGGATGTCTAAGAGTGGCTTTTGGATTTATGACGGCTATGCCAAACCATTGCCTTGCGATGTCAGTGATTTTGTTTTTAACAATATCAACCTTGACCAGCGTGCAAAGGTGCATGCCGTGCATAACAGCAAGTTCGGCGAGATTTGGTGGTTCTATCCCAGCAACGCTGGCATTGAGAACGACTCTTATGTGACCTACAACTACCGCGAAGGCCACTGGGCCATCGGCACATTGGCAAGGTTAGCAGGCACTGACGCTGGAGTTTTCACGCTGCCCCTGATGGTTGATGATGGCGGTGAGGTTTACGAGCATGAGGTGGGTTTTGACTACGATGGCGCGACACTCTTTGCTGAGTCTGGGCCGATACAGATTGGCAATGGCGACAATGTGATGAGTATCCGCGAGGTGATACCGGACGAGCAGACCTTGGGTGAGGCGACAGTGTCGTTCAAGACCAGGCTCTACCCAACAGGTACGGAGTCCACATTTGGGCCATTTACGGCCGCCAACCCGACTTCTGTCAGGTTTTCTGGCCGGCAGGTCAACATGGTGGTGACGGGTGCGGTGCTGGCAGATTGGCGCATCGGGGTGATGCGGCTGGATGCGGTGGCCAGCGGCAAGAGATGAGCGACCAAGAGCATTTGGAGAGGCTGCGCCAGCATGTTGAGGCTGCTTTAGAATACGCTGGAGGAACACATAATTTTGACGATGTTGCTGAGATGGTTCGGGATAACAGGCTGCAACTGTGGCCGGCCCAAAACTCAGTGGTATTGACAGAGATCATTGTCTATCCGCGACTCAAGAATTTGCATTACTTCTTGGCTGGTGGCGACCTAGATGAACTCTCAAGGATGCGAACAATGGTCGAATCCTGGGGCAAGTCAATAGGCTGCACCAGAGTGACTTTGGCAGGCCGCAAGGGCTGGGCAAAGACATTTTTAAAAGACGAGAGCTACAGCCCACAATGGTCTGTAATGGCAAAGGAGTTGTGACATGGCGACAATGGAAGAGTTATATCAGCAGTACCTGTTGACCCAGCCTGGTATCGGCGGCTCACAAAATCGATACAGAGACTTGATCTCTCAGATGCGGCCATTTGCCAACCCTTACCCTGGCTCAACTGGTTTGCTTGCTGGCGCGACTCGTACTCCAGCAGTGCCAAAAGTGCCGACCAAGACCAACCCTATGGGGACTTACATTACTGATGGCGGCCGTGGTGGATCAGGCATTGACATGACAACACCATTTGACAGCATGACCGATGCTGAGAAGGCTTACTTTAATGCAAATAACCTTGCATTTAGAGGCCCAACGCAATTTGGCCAAACCATTTTTGAGAATACATTGCTTGGTAGAGCGCAAGCCCTTTTTGACCCAGATGGGACAAGCAGGCGAGGTTTAATCAATATGGGTGTTGACCCACAGGCTTATCAGGCTGCAAAAGAGACTTTCCGGCAAAGCGAAATTAACGCCATGAATCAAGCGGCAGCGCAAGCGGCTGAAAATGCTGCAGCAGAAGCAGCAATCGGAAGCTACGGCGGCGGTTCTTTTGCTGAACAACAAGCAATAAACGATGCTATTGCAGCGCAATCGGCGGCATCAGAAGCGGCAGTGGGAAGTTATGGCGGCGGCTCTTTTGCTGAGCAAGACGCAATAAATGCTGCTATCGCAGCCAGAGAAGCAGACCGAGCCAGGGCGGTTCCTGGTCTTCTTGCTCAATTTGCAGAGCAAATTCAGGCCCAACAAGCCGCCCAGCAAGCGGCTGACAATGCAGCGGCAGAAGGTGCAATCGGAAGTTATGGCGGCGGCTCTTTTGCGGAACAGCAGGCCATAAATGATGCTATTGCACAAAGCATTTCAGACCAGAATCTTGCGGGAGACGCCGGCGGTTTTGGTGGCTACAGTGATGGCGGCAGCAGCACCAGCTTTGGTGAAGGCCAGTATGCAAAAGGCGGCAAGGTAATCAAGGCTCATCTCAAAGGCCCAGACCCTAGAGGCCCAGATGAGGGCTATGGCGCACTGCTGGGCGGTGAGTTTGTCATCAAGAAATCAGCGGTCAAAAAGTACGGCGAGGGGCTGCTGTCCATGATCAACGATGGCAAGATTCCTGCCAAAAAAATGAAATCTTTACTCGGATAAGGGGCTAAAAATGTCTAAAGGCGGCAGCACAACTTCATCGACCTCAATCGATCCAGACATCAAGAGCGCGTTTCTCTCAAACATAGCGCAAGCTCAAGGTGTGGCCGGCGCATTGCCGGTTCAGCAGTTTGCAGGCTACAACCCGCTTTATACGTCTGGCGAGGAGCAGCTTGTCAATACCGGCTTGGGCGGCCCAGGCATTAGCAGCACCGACTACGCCGCAAAGATGGCCGCACTCAGTGGCACATACCAGCCGGCCGAGTTGCAGGCATCCCAAGCCAACCTCGGCATGAGTGGCCCTGGCTCAATTGCCAGCTACATGAATCCGTACACCAGCTTGGTACGCCAGAACGCTCTGGATGACTTGGAATCTTCAAGACGCATGGCCATCCAGCAGACGGGTGAGCGTGCCACACAAGCCCGTGCGTTTGGTGGTTCGCGCCAAGGTGTTGCAGAGGCTTTGACCAACCAAGGGTTTGCCAAGCAGGCCGCCAATCTTGGAACTCAGCTTAACGAGTCGGCATTTAATCAGGCTGTGCAATTGCAGGCGGCTGACTTGGCACGGCAGCAGGCAGCGGCGGCTACCAATCAATCAGTGGGCTTGTCGGGTGCGCAGTTTAGGCTGGCAGCGGCAAACCAATTGGGCGGTCTTGGCGCACAGCAGCAAGCCCTGCGCCTTGGCGGCGCACAGGCCGCGATGGGTGCTGGTGGTGCGCGTCAAGCCTTTGAGCAGCAGCAGCTTGATGCACTGCGCAATGTTGATCTCCAGCGTCTGGGCATTGCTCAGTCGGCACTCAGTTTGCAGCCTGCCAACTTGGGCGGCACTGTAACAACCCCGTACAGCCGTAATTTAGGTGCTGGCGCTTTGGGTGG